AACTAAACCAAAATCGAAGCCTAACAATTATGTTCAAAGTCAATCGTAAGGACGCCGGAGGCAGCTACATCAATGCTGAAGGCGAGTACACTGTCACCGTGATGAAGGTCGAGGAAACGCTCGACGCCAAGGGCCGCGAGGTCTGCAAGGTGACGTTCGCAACCGAAGACGGATCGAGCATCGCCGACCGCTTCATCAACCAGGAGAACGTCTGGTTCCGCGTCAACCAGTTGGTTGCCGCCACCAACCACAATGTGCCGGATGGAACCGAGGTGGACTTCCTTGGCAAGAAGGGCAGCTACGCCAACTTCCTCAAGTCGATGATCGGTCTTGAGCTTACCATCATCGTTCGCGCTGAAGAGTACGACCTGAATGGCGAGAAGAAGAAGGCGTATCGCATCAAGGCGATGAAGCCTGCTGTGGCCACGGCCCCAGAAGAAAAGCCGTTCTAATCCAAACCGGGGAGGGGTGCGTATTCCCTGATAACGCACAACCAATTCTAACGCATCCAATTCGTATCCATGAAAGTCAAACTTGTAGCTATTACAAAACCCCTTATCGGCGACGGGACAATGACCGCGTCCGATTTCATCACGTTCGCCGCCCGTGTCAGCAATCCGAGCAATCAGATGAGTCTGCTCACCGCTCCGAAACTACTGGCCTACTGCATCAGGCATGGCCATTGGAGCATCTTCGAACAGGCGTCGATGACGGTCGAGATTCAGACGAGCCGCGCTATCTCCGCCCAGATCATTCGCCATCGCAGCTTCTGCTTCCAAGAATTTTGCGTCGCCGGGGATACACGCATTACGCTTGAGCTTCCAAACGGCGCAAAGAAAGGAAAACGATCAGCCTACTCAAGGACGATTGAACACTTGTATCGGCTTCAGCAGAGAGGCGCAAAGATGCCCTCAAACATTCGCGTTTTCGATGAGGAAACTAGGACGTTTGTGAACACTCAAATCGCTGAGGTGTTTCAGGCAGGGGTGAAGCCGCTCTTCAAAATCACGCTAGAAAATGGGAAGAGCATTGAGACTACAAAGGAACACAAGTTTTTGACCTCTGATGGCTTTAAGTCGCTTGAGGATGCAGTTGGACTTTGCCTTTCAGGGAATACTGCTACATGGAAAAACAACGAGGTTGAGATTGGATGCAACGGTGTGCCTGCATATCAAGATAAGCAGTGGCTTTTGGATGCGAAACTCAAGTCTATCGAGAGCAAGCTAGGACTTAACGGGATTGCTGAAGATGCAGGAACCTCGACACACACCATAAGGAAGTGGCTGAAAAGGCATGGTGTTCAGTTTACGAAGCGTGAGGTTTCGTCGTTCACTCCAGTTTGGAACAAAGGAATCAAGTGGAGTCGTGGAAGTCATTCGATTGAAACGATTTCCAAGATGAGGGATTCGGCCAGAAAAGGATCTGCAAGTAACCTTTGGAAAGGTGGTGTTTCCAGGGCTGAACGTCTTTCTGTGGCCGACTGGTGCAATGCAAATCGATCCGAGTTTCTGATCAAGTTTTCTCACAGGTGTAATCGATGCGGAGGAAGCAAGATGCTTGAGCTTCACCACATTGTTCCGGTCAGCGAAAATCCGAGTCTTGCTCGTGAAAAGTCGAACATCGAGGTGCTTTGCAAGCGATGCCATGCAGAGCATCACAGAATCCTAGGCCATGCGAAAAGCTGGAGAGAGAAGCATCCTGGAAACACGCTCACAGTCCATTGGAGCAAAATTAAATCCATCGAGTTCGTTGGCGAAAAAATGACCTACGATCTTGAGGTCAAACATTCATCGCACAATTACGTTGCAAACGGAATCGTCACGCACAACTCACAGCGATATGCGCCGACCGATACTGCCGAGCTGGTTGAGCTTCGCACCCAGGACCGTGTTAATCGACAGGGAAGCGGAGAGGTTTATCCGCAAGAGTGGGCCAATGAAGTTGTCGCCAAGTCGGTCGATCTGGCTTTCAGGACATATCGAACGCTGATCAATGAGGGCGTGAGCCGAGAGACTGCTCGCATGGTTCTTCCGCTCTGCACGCAGACGACGCTGTACATGACCGGCAACATCCGCTCATGGATTCATTACTTCGAACAGCGTTGCGCCAAGGGTACACAGAAGGAGCATCGCGACATCGCCATTGCCATTCGCGACACGATCTTCGCCATTGAATTCTCGCACATTCACGCGGCATTGGAGGAATCGAAATGAGCGACAACAAATTAGAGACTGTACGTCTCACGTTCAAAGGACTGCTGTCTCTCTACCTGCCCGAGAAGACGATGATTGAGGTCTACAACGCCATCGAACTGTCCTGCCGTCGCAACGGCTGGGGAATAGCAATCGACGAAGAGAACACATTGGACTTTGTGGAAATGCAACGAGTGGAGGAATCGAAATGAGCGACACCCCTATCTCCGACTCGACTCCTCACAACGTAGCCGAACTCGGCATGCTGTGCAGGAGGTTGGAACGCGGACTCAACGAAGCCAACTCAATCATCCGGCAGCAGCAATTGTTGGATGAAGAAAACCTGCGGTTACAAGAGCGCATCAAGCGGCTGGAGGAGGCGGGGGATGTGATTAAAGCATCTCTTCAGCGTTCCCTTAATTCCAACGAACAAGGAGAATGCAAGTGGCTCGCCGAGCTTCCAATGACCGATGCGGAGTTCGCTGTTTTTACAACAGCATTCAAAGCCAAGGAGGCCAAGCTGTGAGCGCAATGAATTGTATTGGAAAGATACTCAAACGGTTTCTTGGAATTGCGTGTTCTCATTATTGGCAACCGCTAAACGACAGTTTCCATGGCTCACATTCTCACTGGGACGTTGCATTCAATGTTAAAAGAAAATGGAAATGCATCCATTGCGGTAAGCAGACGCTTTCAGCAAATCCAATTAGCTTCATCAATCAAAATAGAAACAAAGCCAAGGAGGCCAAGCTGTGAGCCATCTTGTTAACGCCAACAAAATGGTCGTCAGTAAAACCCCGCGCACAGACCGACAGCCGGTTGTCACCGTGGCGTTCCAGCACTTCGTGAAGGCTGGCTTCGCCCGTCAGCTAGAGAGGCAACTGGCTGGAGCGAACAAGCGCATCAAAGAACTCGAAGCCAAAGTGAACGAGTTGGACGACCTCAAGAAATGGTTGGAGGGACGATGAAATTAACCGAAGGACACAAGAGAGTGCTTTTTAATGCAATCAACGGTTTGCCGGTAAAACGATGCTGCTTATTCTGCGGACACAAGCAGCTCAATTTAGACACTGTAATCGACACAACAGAATACAACGATGGAATACCGGCAGCACTGATTCAGGGCGCAGGACACATTCCGTTTGTTCAAGTTATCTGCGCTCAATGCGGATTCGTCCACCTCTTCAACGCCATCGCTTTAGGTGTGGTCGATAAAGCAACCGGAAAGATGAGGGAGGAGGAATGAACATCCCAATCGGACCAGCCGCATTCGTGTTCCGTCACAAGCGAACCGGCCAGATTGTCGTCGTACCCAACGAACGATGGCATGAATTGTACGACAAGAAGGATGACTGGGAACATACTGCGAGCGTGAATGCTTGCGGAGCTTTACAGTACATCATCGACGCCAAACCGGCTGAACGGAAACGATACATTAAGTCACTTACGGAGAAACCATGAAAAAAGAAAAGATGACGCGAGTCGTCACAATCGATACGCAGCTCCATGACGACCTCAAGGAGTTCTGCAACCGCAACGGACTGAAGATCCAATTTGTCGCTCGGGAGGCGCTAAGGAAGTACATGGAAACTCAACATACGACGCAACCGTTGACTCCCTGCGCCGCTACCGCCCAGTAGCGATTCGTACCGTGTGGTACGGACAACACCCTTCGCTCGCTATGAAGCAGTGGGCGGAGGGACAAATTTCCTAAAACTATGAATCTGAGAGACTACCAACAAAAAGCAGTCGAGTGGGCCAAAACTAGCGATGGCCTGATCATCGCACCGGCAGGGAGTGGCAAGACCTGGATTGCCGCGAGCATCATCAAACACTTCCAACATAGCTTGGGTGGGGCTAGATTTGGCTGGCTCGCTCCAACCCGCGAGACATGCCAGCAAGCGCGCACATCGCTCCGTGTTGCCGGTGTACCGGACGAGATTGTGGATATCCGTTGTCCGCATGAATCAGTGGACTTCAGCAAGAAGGACATGCTGATCGTTGACGAAGCGAAGCACAGTCCTGCCGCCGGATGGCGACGCATCATCGAATCCTGTAACGGACCGCGTTATGGCTTTGATGCGACTCCATGGTGCGACGATGAAGAACGCAACGCCGTAACACGAACGCTCTTCCGCAATCGTCAGTACGAAATCAAGCGCAGCGACATCGGCGATTCATTGGCCGACGCTTACCTCGAAATCAGCGATGCCACCGACCTCAACATCCAGCAGAAGATCGATGACAACATCGACCGACTCTTCAATGCGCGGCGTCGGTACATGCGGATAAGTGACGACGAATTGAAACGCATGTGCGCCTGGGAATCGCTCGTTGAAATCGGCATCTGCGAGAACCGCGAGCGAAATCAATACGCTATCAACTACGCGCTGGAGCATCTGGACATGCAGACGCTCATCCTTATCCCTCGCATTACGCTGGGCGAGGACTACGAAAAGCGCATTCCCGGTTCACTCCTCGTCCATTCGAAGATTGGCAAGAAGCAGCGCAAGGCGGCGATGGAGGAGTTCAAGGCTGGCAACCTGCGGACCATGATTGCCACATCACTGGCCGACGAAGGACTTGATCTTCCAAATGTCGAACTACTCATCATGGTGAGTGGCGGTCGGTCGTCGCAGAAGACGATTCAAAGGGCGAGTCGCGCATTGCGAAAAACAGATTCCAAAAACTGTGCGACAATCGTTGATTTTTCGGACAAGTTTCATCCCATCGGAGCGTTCCACGCAAAGAAGCGAATGAAATGCTACCGTGAACTAGGTTGCGTTTTCCAATGAGTGCATCAATTACAACAACGAATGAAACAGCCACGCCCACAGAGAACGTGGTTTATCTGATCGGCGAACTACGAGGCATCAGCCGTCAAACCGAAACCAAGACAGGCGCGCTTATGGTGCGCCGCGTTATATCCGTCGCTCGTCATTGGACGGATGCGGACGGCAGGTTTCACGAAGATTACGATGAATTCGAGCTGTCCTCATGGGGGCAGGTTGCCGAGAAGATTATTGAGATTCAGAACGGCGCTTTGGTGCGCGTAAAAGGCCGCGTGAAGGTCGAGAAATGGAGTGATGGCGGTGAAACCAAGAGCGCTGTGCGTATTGCGGCGGAACAAATAACGGTCCTTTGCTACTAAAATGAAATCAAACCAAACAATCGTTGCGGTCGATCCTGGTGTAGGAGGCGGATTCGCGGTCAAAACGGCTGATGAAATTCTGCTCTTTCCAATGCCCGAATCATTGCCCGATATGGCGCAACTACTAATCGGATTCAAATTAGCAGATAGCCACTTGTGGATTGAGAAGGTTCCCAAGTTCGTGTCCAAGCTGACACCCGCCGCAAGCGTTGCCACGCTCCATGAAAACTACGGCATTATCCAAGGACTGGCCTACTCTCAGGGCTATGCGCTTCACCGCGTCGAACCCAAGATCTGGCAGGAACCTCTCGGACTCGGCGGTAGAAAGGCGTGCGCCACTGGTCCTGAGTGGAAGCGAAAGCTCAAGAGCAAGGCTCAGGAACTGTACCCCCATCTGGATGTCAGTCTCAAGAACTGTGACGCCCTGCTCATTCTCCATTACGCTCAAGGAGGCGGCAGATGATTCGTAGGATGAATCGGCCACCGTCGCCTGAAGAGCTGAAGCAAATGCTCATCGCCGCATTCGCAATGGGCGTCGTCATCACCAGCGCATACTTCATTCTCTTTGTCCTCAAATGAGCCAAGAACTCGAAGACATCAAAGAAGAGCTGGCAGAGTACAAATGGATTTCCAAGGAGCTTGCGAAAGCACTTGGCTGCGGATGCACAATCGGAGGAGACTTCGACCTGTGCATTGACTGCACCGACACACAGAAAGCATACAAACGAATACAGAAAATATATGAGCCTAAACAGTGCGAACAAAATAGTCAGAATCGCTGAAGCCGATGAATCAACGCCACGCATCGATTTCGCGTACATCGACAAGAAGTATAAGGAATGGCTTGTCCGCCGTGGATTCGCCAGCGAAGAGCAAACTGAACTCGGCATGCGACGTTCCGACGGTCGTCGCAGTCGTGCGGTCAAACGAATCAATTCCGATGAAAGCATCTGAAATATCCCGAGAACAACTCTTGAAGGAAGCTCCGCGCCTCATTGACTATGCGATTCTTCGAGGTTGGATGAGCAAGCCAGCGAAGCCAAAACGCAGCGTGGATGGCGGATGGCAAGCGGTTGGAGTCGGCCATCTCGACGACGCTTCTGAAGATGAAATACAAGAACTCAGGAAACAGCTCAGTGGAGGTTGAACTCCTGTCCGACGACGTAGAAATACGCATCGGAGAAACCAAGTGGTCAGGCGTGGCCTACATGCGCGAGGGCAAGGCCAAGGTCTACGTTCGAACGAAAGCTGAATTCAAAGCTAAGTTCGTCCTGATAGATGCGAAGCCCTAAACTTTACATCGCCGCACAAGAGCAGCTCTTTGCGAAGTTTCAGTCACGCTCCATCGCCATTCAGCATTGGAGCAAATATCTGATGACTCCCAAAGAGCTTGCCCTCCTTTTCAGCAAGTTAGAGAAATCAAATTCAGTCCTCTCCGAAATCGCCAAGACTGATCTTGGTCGAAGCGGGGAGATAGCGAGAAAACAACTTGGAATCGAATGAATCAATCAAAAGTAGATCGTGCGCGCGCATGGCTGCGTAACACGCCAGGAGCCGTCTCAGGTCAGAATGGGCATGGAGCAACCTTCGCAGTGGCAACCTCGCTCATACACGGTTTTGAGCTGAATGCGGGGGATGCTGAAACGCTCATGCATGAGTACAACTCGAAATGCCTCCCACCGTGGAAGCCGCATGAACTGGCCCACAAGCTGAGCGAGGCTGCAAAAGTAGCGCATGACAAGCCGCGCGGATGGCTTCTGGAATCGCATCCCGGTATTGGTCAGGGCGGCACTCCAGTATCTCCAACCGGTAAGTTCGTGGTGCGTAAGATCCAAGCAATTCCGCAATCGGACTTTCGATTTTCAACCATAGATTTCTTAAAAGCCTGCTTCGAACCGGACGAAGTTGTCTGCATCTGCAATGACATCGTAAGCGACGAAGAGGGCCGCACTCGGCCAAACTCCAAAGGCACGTTCCTCAAGCGCGACGAATGGATTGAGAAGCATTTCACGCCGCCAATTAGTTCCATGTGGAACGGTCCTGACAGCCGTGGCGCATACGTCCGCGTCAACCCGTGCTTCGACGAGAGCGGTTCTGATTCCGGCGTGGCAGCATTCCGCCATGTCCTGGTCGAGATGGACGAGAAGACCAAGGACGAGCAATGGACGATTCTCAAGGAGTCTAAACTGCCAATGTCCGTCGTCATCGATTCAGGCGGCAAGAGCTTGCACGGCTGGGTGCGCGTCGATGCGGCGAACAAGGAGGAATGGAACGAGCGTCGTGATGTCGTCTATCGCCAGTTAGAGACGCTCGGTATCGATCCGAAGAACAAGAACGCGAGCAGGTTCAGCCGGTTAGCCGGTGTGATGCGCGATGGCAATGAGCAGAAGCTGTTGGCCATCAATGTCGGCTCGGTCAACTGGGATGCGTTCACGGACTATCTGGAATCGCAGGACATGCCTCAGGAGTTCTCGCTCGATAGCATCATCGAGTACGATCCGAAGAATGATCCTGACAATCTGATCGGCGACAGATGGCTACGTCGCGGTTCATCGCTTCTCTTCGTCGGCCAAAGTGGTTGCGGCAAAAGCTCGATGGCCGCGTATCAAGGGATGAAGTGGGCATCCGGTGAAGCGTGGTTCGGTGTCAAGCCTGTGCGCGCGCTCAAGGTGGCCTACATCCAAGCTGAGAACGACATTGCCGATCAGCATGACGCGCTCAAAGGCGCTGCTCAGATGACGTTCGGCAAAGAGAACTGGGAGCGAGGATTGCGGAGCGTGGACATGCTCTTCTTCCGCGAGACGGTTAGGACCGGCTCCGACTTCGCGACAATGCTTCGTCGTCTCGTTCGGAAGACTAAGGCCGATCTGGTTTACATCGATCCTCTGCTCTCCTACATGGGCGGCAATCCTGCTGACATTGAGGTATGCGCGAACTTCACGCGACATCTGCTCCAGCCGATTATGATGGAGACAGGCGTTGTCCTGGTGCTTGTCCATCACTTCCCAAAGCCGAAGGGCAAGGACGACAAGCCGGAGAGCGTGGCAGATTTGGCCTACTCAGGATTCGGATCGTCCGACCTGACCAACTGGGCGCGCGAGGTTATCGTGATGAAGGAGGTTGGATTCCATAACCCTCGTCGCTTCATGCTCGGCATGGCGAAACGGGCCGACCGTTCCGGCATGACTGATAAAGACGGAAAAGTCACCGGATCGATTATGATCCAGCGTGGTACTGGCGGCGACATCTCATGGAACTACGCAGAACCAGAGAAGTTCGTCGTTGATAAGGAGTCGGCGAAAAAGCCGTACTCCAAAGGACGATATCCTAAGCGTTAGCTTTTTCGCGCTCAGCACGGCGACGACCTTTCGCAGCGAGCGATTGGAACTTCGCCTTGCCGTATTTTTTGCGGCCAATGGCTGCACTTAATGCAGCAGGCTCTCTCACACCCTTCTTCTCAAGGCTGCTGATGAGCTTCTCGTAACGTCCGCCACCACCAAGTTTCATCTTGTCCATAAAATTACCATGCTTTGCCGAGTTCTGGAACATATTTCTTTTTGCAAATCAACCGATTTTTCGGCTGATCGCGAAGAGGAATCCATCGGCAGTTATCCTTGAAATATCCTAGGTTATTGTCAATTCGATCAAGGCTGTAGCCATCAGGTCTGTCTCCCATGTCCTCGTAAAAACCTTCAAAAGAGAGCCACTTTTCACAAATTGTGACTCCTTTCAGTCTGTAGTATTTAGAATAAACGTGAGCAGGATTTAGGCATCTATCCTTCATTTTGATCCACGACCTGTACGATCCAGATCCGTACTTTCCGTGTCTTGTCGATAACTTGAAAAGCCATTCCGACGCAACGCAGTGATTGCACCTCCAAGGTTTTGACTGCTTGTCGAGCCTTCTGACGACATCAACTCTGACCAGTTTTGAGGTTTTGCAGACATCGCATTTTAGGTCAAAAAATTTCCATCGACCTACTTTTACATGCTGGTGATTTGATTCAATAGTTTGCACATCGACAAGATAGCCGAAGTACCAACCATTGCAACCCCCCACGCAGCACACGACCAATACTTAGGCGTCGTCTTGTCCTTTGCCGTCGCGCAGTTATGCCGCGCTCGGAAGTTCTTACGACGCTCAGGATTGTCGCGTTTGATTTCCATGTTGGCGTCTCCAAAGCGAACCTTGATGACGTTGCCGTTGTCATTCTTGACGTACACCGCGCTCTTCTTCCGCTCGCCAGGAGTGTAGAACGGCTTGTTGAGCGTCACCTTCTTTCCGTGGTAGGTGTTACCTTTTTTGGAGAGGGAGGTTTTCATTAGAATCGACGAACAGAAGCAGATGGAATTTGAGGGCGTTCAGCCTCTTGTCGCTCATCGTTACGCATTTTCAATCGGTCAGCCTCAAGCGTGAGAATTTTAGGCCAGCGACGGTTAAATGCGTCCATCTGATCCTTTGCAACTTGATCGATTGGCCTTGTAACTGTGGCCAGATAATCTGGATTTCTGAGAACTCTGCCAACAGCGGCAGCTCCACTGATTGCTGCAAGGTTAGACAACGCCATTCTTCCATACATGTTGGCACCAAGAGTTGATGCAACCGCAGATGTCAGAGCAGGTATGAGTTTGCTCTTAACTAGACTGTCCTTTTCGATGACAACAGAAAGCTGATCAGCAATCTTGTTCATCTGATCGACTCCAGGCTTTCCGAACGCCTCAACAATGAGCGGATTGTACTGACCAGAAATCAGCTCGCGCATTTTGTTGATGTTCACCTGCTTCTTACCTGCATCTAGCGATTCTCTGAAAAGATTTCCAATGACCAAATTCTGAACGTCGCCAACAAGATCTGGCCTTTCGTTCCGCATGACATTCATAAACTCCTGAACGACATACCGCTGTTGCTTGCCATAATCAGTTGTCAAAAACTTGACCACATCTTCCGGCTGAACTTGATTGGCAGAAAGCCTACCAGTCTTGGTTGCGTCCAAAACCATCTTCTGGAAGTCAGTCGCCTCCTTGGATGATTGCTGAACGTAAAGCTGAAGATCCTTGGCCAATCTGCTTGAGTCTGGATTCGACAGGATCAACTTGATCTGCTCGTCATCCAGTTTGATTGGAAGTTTTCCGTTTACTGCACTCTTAAGATCGGCCAAAGCGGATGTTATTTGCTTTGTCTTTGCATCCATCTCTTTGAATTCAGGACCAAGATCAGGACGAGGCTGCTCAAGCCGTTGAATCTCTTCATTGACTGATTTGAGCTTCTTTTCATTCTCCTTCAACAGTCCGCGAGCAGCCTCATCATCTTTTGCAATTCTTGCCTCAAGATCCTTGGACTTGGTAACTAGGTCATTTTTCTGAGTTGTTAGAGTAGATTTTTTATCAACCAAATCTTTGTAACGTGTTGCAACGTCTTGGATTTCAGAAAGTTGAGGGAAAAACTCGTTAGCCACCTCTTGGGTTAAGCCAGTTCCTTTTCCTCGTTTTGCTTGAGTCAAAAGATTCAAAAACTCAACTGGAGTTTGACCTTCTGTTCTCAACTTGTTGTAAACAAAGTCGTAGAGCATTGGCTTGAAAGTAGGCTCCCAGTCGGAACCAGCCAATTTCTTCATAACATCAAGCGCCTCTCCACCTTGCGAACTAAGAAGGCTCATTATCGCTGACGGTCTTCCACCAGCTTCACCAGTCTCGCGCAAAAGGCTTCCGATAAGAGTTCCTTTAAATCTTGTTATGCCTTCACGATACGATGCATTCTGAGCTTTTAACGCAGCTTTTAAATCTGGATTAGTATTAAGACCTTCCTCAATTCTTTTTTCAACACGCTCAAGCTCTTCAAACTTGTCGTAAGTTGCCATTTGGACAGGTTTGTTGAAATCTATTTGATCGAGAATTTCAGTCCTTTTTTCTTTCAGATCTTTCAGAGTGAAAAGATCAACAATCGGATTTCCATCTTTGTCAAAAACTTCATTTCCATTTCTATCCAACCTTGAAACAGGAACTGAAATAGCTTCAAGTTTAGGATCTAAAGCTCTATATCCTTTATTCTGCTCTGCCTTAAAAGCTGTTTTAAGTTTGTTCGCTTCTTCGCCAAATTTCTTTCCAGTTTCAAACTGACCTACGGGTTTTCCGTAATCGAACTTAGGATCAAATCCACTTTCAATTTCTTGAATTTGTCGTTGCTTGTCGGCTATCTCATTGTCGATTTGAGTTCTTGAGATGTTGTCAGATGCTCTAAGATCTTTCTTCTGAGTTTCAAGATTTCTGATGTCGTCAAAGAGAGACTTAGACTCCAACTGAAGCTCGCCTTCAGCCCTTCTAGCAGCACCTAGCAGCTCGGAGTTTTTGTCTGCAAACGCAAAGTCCACCTTCTTCTTTGCTTCTCCAATCATCTGTTCAGCATTAAGGACAATTCCGCTGATCAAATTCGGATCGATGTCTTTACGTTCGGTAACGCGTTGTAGTTCAGAAACGATTTGATTGGTAAGATCATCCCCGCTCAATCCTGCGGCAGATCCTTTCCTGACCGAATCCTGAAGGAACGTCTGAATGTTTTCCCCCCAAGCTCGCACGTCTTCGGGTCGAGTGCCAGAGAGCTGTGGCGAGTAAAGAGTATCAGCCAACTGAGCGGCCATTGCTGGGTCAATTCCGCCTCCAGCACCAAGTTCTTTTAGAATCGCATCAGCGCGTTCGGTTAAGAACTGCTGCGTGTAAGGACGTTGGAACTCTCCAGCAAAACGAGACATGCTCGCACCGCTTCTTGAAAGTGCGCCAATGGTCCTTCCACCCGTTGAAAGTGTAGGCAGAAGAAGACCGCCTATTGCTGCTTGCTGAATCGTTTCACTGGTTTTTCCAGATTCATCGCCAAGCGTTGATGCGAATCCCTGAGCTGCTCCAGTCAATGAACCGGAATAGGCTTCCTTCAAAATCTGTTTAATCTTTGAAGATTGTTGGCCAACTCCAGTTTCAGCGGTCGTCAAAAACTGCAAAGGATTGCGAAATCCACCAGCTCCACGTTTGGAAAGATATCCAAGAGATGGAATACCCTGAGCAGCGGCTTCTTGAATGTTGTACGGTTCTGGAGAAATTGTCTGGCTTACCAGTTCACTTCCAATGCCAGCAAGCATTTCACCGCCAACAGTTTGCCCACCTGGAACTTGAGACAGCCCAATTCCTGCGGCCAAACCAGCAGCCATCCCAAGTCCTCGTCGAGCTTGATTGAAACGATATTCATTTAGCAGCTTCTGCTCCTGAGGAGTGAATTCGATTGGAACCTCAGGACTGCCTCCGCTTGCCTCAAACGCCTGAAACTTCTTAGCACTCTCACGGCCAAGCCTTAGATCAGCTTGCTCAACAAGAAGAGTCTTCGGCCTAAATGTTTCACGACCAACAAGTGAAGCCTGACTAGCAGCTTGCTGGACAGCTTCCATTGAACCAATTTCAGGTTCGCTTGGAGTAAAGCCAGCAAATGGGTCTGATTCATTAGTTGTGGGTTCGCTCGGAGTAAACCCAGCAAAAGCATCCTCTTGTGCGACTGGTTGCGGCTGTTGCTGATTTTGAGCGGGTTCACTAAAAGTAACATCAGCAGCGCTCAACGGCTGACCGGCATCCATCTGACCTTGTTGGCCATCGCCCTGCAAAACGTATTCGTCCATAAAATTATTTTAGATTCCCCTTAACGCCCTTGATAATTACAAAGTCACCAGTTTTCTTTCCTTTTGCCCTAGCTTCAGCCGTTGATTCAAATGATATTTCTGACATCGAATTCGTTCCAGACATTGCTGGAGAGTTTGTTTGAGACATTGCCGAAGGCATTGCCGGAGCGTTTGTTCGAGATGTCGCTTGAGGTGTTCCGCCCATAATCATCGCACCTCGCGAAGGCGTTTGAGGTGTTCCAGCACCACCTTCATACTTTTTGTAAATAGAGTTAATTCTGTCTACAGATTTTGAAATCTTAGAATCCAACCCATTTTTGGTAAGCTCTAGTTTTTCCCGAAATCCACTCAAGTCTCTTCCAAGAAAAGCACTGATATCGCCTTTATCCCAAGCGCGGGAAAAACTGATAATATCAAGCTCACCCAAAATTCGATCAGCTTCTTGATTTCCAACAGCATCCCTACCCTTAGGATCGTTCAAATCTTTTGCCAAAAGCTGTGCCGACCTTATTTTTACAGATTGATCAACATTAGGATCATCAAGGATTTCTATTGTCCTTTCAATTGAGTCTGCTGCTGATTGTTGGTTTGCAACAAACGAAGCGGTTTTTCTTACAACACCATCGTCAAATGTGTTAAGCTTAACATCTTTTTCGGCGACAGGCTTGAGAAGGTTTTGAATGTAAGCGTCAGTTCTTTTTACACGCTGACCTAAATCAATCTTTTGAAGTTCAAGTTTCTCAAGTTGAACGCCCTTCCCAAAGTCAAACTTTTCTCGGTTAAGAGATGCAGTTTTTTCAGCAATAGCTTTTTTGTAATTTAACGTGGCTTCTGCAATTTCATTTTTATCTGCACCTTCTTTTATCAACCTATCAAGATTGTTTTTTGCAATATCTACTTTCTGTTGATCAATTCCAAGTTTTGTAGCTGTGGATGATTTTTTAAATCCAAGCTCCTCTTCGTCAAGTTTAACCCTTGCTTCCTTAAAAGACTTCTCAACAGCAAGTCTTGCTTTTGCAATCTCAGCATCACTTGCGTTATTTGCAATTAACGCATTTAGCCTGTCCCTAGAAAGTTCAAGATTTGTGAGAATGGAAGTTGTCTGGGCCGTTGTTTTCGCAATGTTAGCCTTCCTCTGCTCTTCAGCGCGTTGATTTAAGAGCGGAACGTCAACGTCAAGCTTTCCGTTGGCGTCTCTCTTGATTGCTCCAAGCTCAATTGCCTTGTTGAGTGTTGATGCAGCTATTGCATCAGCTTGCGCTTCGGCGCGATTGGTTGCCTTTAACAGTTTAGCCCGAGCAGAATACTTCTCCAGATTGTTGAGCATCTTGTCCGCCTCAAGCCTGTACGTTTTAGACTTGAATGCCGGAACAACCGGGAATACTGCATCTTCCTTAGGGTTGTTCAGATAATCCGAAACCTGTTTACTAAGAGTCGAAAACGTGTTGTACTCGTCAACCTGCGCTTTCCGTTCGCCAATTGATTCAGCAAGCGCGTCTTCGCGAATCTTGTTCTGAAGCTCCATTCCTTGACGCTGAAGCAAAGACTCAGCCGTCTGCATCTGCAACTGCTCCATCATCCGCTGCTGCGTCTGCGCGCGGTCGAACAGCGATGCGCCTAGCTGAAACGCTTGAAGAGATTGGTCGGCCATAAGATTAAATCCAGTTAGCTGAGTCAGCAGGTCCGCCGATATTTGTTCTCGGAAAAGAGTAAAGCTCAGGATCGTTCTGAGGATTATAAGACGACATTGGGCCTCCCTGCATTCCCATCAACCCACGCTGGGTGTACGCGCCACCAGCGAATCCGCCAGCAGACGAAATCGCGCTTCCGATAGCAGCCATCGTAGGATCAGGCATCGCAGCCACTTGAGCAGCTTGCAAGTCGCGGTTGTACTGCTGCTGATTTTGCTGCGACAGAGCGTTGATTCGCTGAGACGGAGTGATAAACATGCTACTCACCGAGAACGGTTGAGCCATTCCAAACGCCCGTTGTTGCTGGATGAAGTTCTGAGCTTGCGCCAGACCTTGCTGCTGTCTCGCTTCTGATGCTCTGGCGTAATTCTGAACAGCACCAAACAACCCCATCCCAGATCCGCCGCCATATCCGCGAGTCAACGCCTGACCGGCTGAGAATCGTTGCAAATTGCGCGTAGCCTCAGGTGAAAGCTCTCCGCGAAGTGCAGACCCTATGTTCTGACTCGCCTGCTGAATAAGCTGGTCATAGCCAGGAATTGCGCGACGAAGCTGCGCCTCAAGCTGAGACTGCTCAGCGGCGGTCGTCTTTTGAGCGAGTTCCGTGGCAGGTTGAAGCGCTTCGATGTTCTGCTGAATCGCTTGCTTCTGCTCAGCTTGAAAATCAATCGGCTTAAATGCTGGAACTTTTGGCTTGCTGCCCTTGCTCAGCAATCCGCCAAGCAAGCTCGTTCCGCCAAGGATTGCCGCACCACCTAGAATAGCTCCCATAAATTAAAATACCTCCTTCACAAGACGATTGCCGTTCTCAATCGAGAACACCTTCTCAGGTTCGTGACGTTGGATGTTCATGGTTACCAAACGTGCAGCTTTTTCCTCTGGAAAAGCTCGCTCGTTCTGGAAGCAATGAACCCACACCCGCCGCAAAGTATCCACCTTAAAAAGCTCGTTCTCCTCGATTGTCATCACGCCGTGCAAAGATGCCCATGCATCCGCGTACTCACGAAGCGCTTGAACCGAAGGAAGGTGAACCTCGTAGCCGAATCGCTCAGTGCATTCTTTGGCCGACGCTTCTGCGTCCTTTTTGACGTACACCTTCACCGAATCATGCACGACTGCCTTTGGAAGATATCCGTAGGTCGAGCAATCGGCGACGTACTTATAACGAGTCCGATACTCTTTGATGGACTGCCTCCAGTTTGGATCAGTCGCACCCTGCTCATGTAGGCCAAGGCAATCCGCTTCCAACGAGAAAAGGACCGACATGAATGCCGATCCGAATCGAGGCAGACCGCAAATTTGGAAGAGCTTACCTTTCATTTTTTATGCACAAAGAAGTCCACGCGGCAGTACGCGCGAGGATAAAGATGGCCGACTCAGAGTTGGGAATCATCCCTAGCTCACTGCAAATTACTGCGGTATAAAGAGCTGCATTCGGATGAACATCCTTTCCAGCCTCTTTCATCCACCCGTGAAGCTGTTCGATTCGAGCGTTCGCGTTATGGAAGTCCGCAGCGATAATCTCACGCACACGGCTCCATGCCGGATCGATCCGATCCTTAAAGAACGAATTGCCGAAGCCGGGAATCTTCATGCCAGCCTCAATGGCCGACTTCAACGCTCGCTCATCGAATCGTTCGTAAACGAATCGAGCAGGACTAATTGGGCCGTGAGCATCACCCAAAGTCAGGATTGCCGAAGCGATTCCATTAGTAAGCTGGGCGCTTCCAAAGAAAGCGTTTACCGCAGCGCCGGAACTAGCGTTCTGATTGTTCCGCGCCGCCATGTCATGCGCGTCAAAGACAGCCTGAAGCAACTCCAGTTTTTTCGGAGTCGCATCAGCCAGCGCAAAGTCGATGTTGAGGTTTAGAACCATTGCGAGAATCCACCGCCATTCAATCCTACACCGACCATGCGTATCGTTGCGACAGCGTCGCCCAGATACTGCATCGTCTGCTCCTGCACAGCTTGAACCGCTTTGGCTTCGTAGGCCACTGCTTCCTGAATCAAATCGTTTTCTTCCTTTCGAATGGCCATGACCATCAGCTTGATGGCATCAGCGCACGGAGGAATAAGGTAGTCATTGACGCTCGTCGCGTTGATGTGGCGCATCTTCGCCATGACCGTCACCGGCTTATCCTCGTCGTTGTTACAACGATCTGTCAGGTAACTGCGACGATACTGCGGCAAAGTTTCATCAGGGTCGTAAACTGCCAGATCCGTTTCCAGAGCGGTCGTCGCATCGTACTCGTACAAGCGGCTGACCGTGTTCGTGGCCTCACGAATGACGCCGGTCAGTTCGATAAATTTCTTGGTAGACTGAACGTACGGCAAAGCGAGCGTCAGCTTTTCTCCGTCAATCCACGCGCCACCGGACTGCGTTCGAATCCACTGACCGTTCTGATCGACACCTTGCAGCGTGATGGTTTTGCCGACATCCGAAGCGTCGCCAGGGTAGACTCGAAGATAGCTGTTAGTACCGCCAGACATGTCGCGGTAAGAAACCACAGTACCACGATCAATAAGCTGCTTCCCAACGCACACTTGATTGCCATTGAGAAGTCCATATCCGGTTTCCTGAAACTCGAACCATTGATTGCGAACCGTTCCGACTCCGCAGCAGTCAGCTACAGCCTCGATGGTTTCGATCTGTCGCGGCCAAGTGATGCAGCCACCTACGGTGTGAATCGTGAAGCGTCCGTACGCTCCAGCCCACAACCCCTTGTGTAGAAGCCTTCGACACGCCTGATTGATGTAATCATAAACGCGCTGATCATCGACACATGTGCCGATGACCCGAGCGATTGTGGAGCGAATGTCCTGAACGATTAGCTTCATTTGGTGTAGTAGACTCGGCCAGTTCGCTTGATAAAGTAAACACCGTAAAACGGCGGCAGGTTGTTATGGGCCGCATCACCCCCAGTGGATGAGGTGGCTACATTCGCTGTAGTTCCATACTGAACACCGTTGGCTCCGCCGTTATTTGCATCCGCAGTTACAAGCGGGAAGAAGTTGTGAGCGTGGGCAGGCATCTCAGGAACTGTCAGCGTGTGCTTGTCCTCGCCGACAACAGAAGTTGTGGTGGTAGTTCCTTGAACAGAAACAGCGCCGCTTGCGGCAAAAGCACCAGCACCGACCGGGAATCGAGCGTCAAACGCGTTGTCAAGTTGCCACATCGAACCGGCGTAAGGATTGCCAGAGTAGACAGTTCCATCTCCGCCATCGTACGACAGCACATCAGTGCTTGTTCCAACAAAAATACGACGCTCAGAACTTCCAGCCGCAACCGGATTTTGGCGCGCCCAATATCCGCCGTTGAACACCCACCAATTCCCATTCTCATCCAACCACGGATAAACCTGATTGTTCAGCGCAGGAGTCGTAGAACCAAAGTTGAAGAACGAGTTTCCAATCGCGCTGTTGAACGTCGCCTGAGTGCCTCCGATGATATCGTTGGCCAACTGTTGGTAGTTGGACGGACAATAATTGTACGGAAGGCTTGGAGCTGTGAGCGTGATGAGCGTTAGATTTGCCATACTATTCCGATGAGTAGAGAAGTGGATTTATGTCGCAACCTTCAAGAATCTTGCACCCCTGGAATGTCCTGCACTCGCCAACGGCAGATTCCTGAACGTCGTAAGCGTGAACTCGAATGCTCTTGATGCGGCAGTAACCGGAAATCGAGATGTTAAGCTGAACCTCGTAAAGATTCCTGGTCGGAGTGCTGATCGTGGAATTACACGGGATATCCGTAGGAGTCGGCAACCGCATCTTCGGCCTGTACTGAGGCTGAAAGTTGCTTATCGGACAAAGGTTATCACACTGCGTCGTAATCGCGCACTCACTCCATTCCGCCCATTCAAGCCAGCTAGGGTACTGGTCAGGACGATACTCCACGTTAAATCCGACGTTGCCATCTAGCGAGTCGATGAAATGTCGCC